TTTTTACCACGATATTACCCGCTGCTGTACTGTTATCATTTCTCTTACTGGCACGCCTGCTGTTCTTAGCTGCTCGTATATGCTCCTTATCTCATGCCTAAACCAGCCTACATACTGCATGGGTACTGGCTGATATTGCCGCTCCATAAATGGGTTATCTGCATACGCTGCCACTTGTGAAAACTCATACAGCAGTAGTGGCTTACTCTGGTCTAACAATAGCCGCAATATATATGCTGTCGTTCTTCCGTGCAGTCGTCCCTCTGGCGGCTGCCATATCCCAGTTATTATATATAACCTCTGCCACTCGTAAAGCTCAAATCCTAACGCCTGCTCTATATGCTTTATCAGCCTGTCTGCCGCCTGCTGTTCCCTCGCTGTTTCCCGCTTTCTTTTTATCCATGCCTTTATTTTTTCAAACACTTACTTTACCCTCTCTTCATCAATGCCCCACAATAATACTGACAGCTCATTTATGATACCCGTTACCCAGCGCCTCGGTGTATTCTTTCCTGTGTCCAGCTGCTCTGCAATTTCCGCATAGTCCATACCCTGCATGAAATACATTTCAAAAGCCTTGTACTCTACGCCTCTGCCTGCTGCCTCTCTGCGGCGCTCTATCTCTTCTACCGCTTTGTCTATATGCGCTGTCATTATCAATGTCTTAAAGCGTGTGCGTCTGATACTCTCTAAGTATGTACGCTGCTGCTCGTCCGTCATTCCCTTAAGCTCTAACTGCTGCCCGTCGCTTATGGCGTTCTCGATATGGAAAACTGCATCACGGTAACATTTCATAAGTGTAAAAGTGTTGTGGTATTTCTCTTTCTTCTGCTCCTGCTTTTCCTGTCTTTTCAGTTCCGTTATTGCAGCCTTTGCCTGTTTCTGCATCAGCTCCGTCAATTCGCTTTCGTGCAGCTGTACCCAGCTTTCAGCCTCTGGCGGCATTTCTGCCCCTACCGCCGCTGTTGTCTTTGTTTCTTCCTGCTCCATGTTCTGTACCTCGCTTTCTGTTAATTAAACGGCAGCTCTTCGTCTGCTCCCTCTGGTATGTTCATAAACCCGTCACTCTCCGGCAGCTGTTGCCCTCTCGCCTCTGCCTCTGCTTTGCTCTCTCCAAATCCTACGCTATTTGCCACAACCTCTGTGTAATATACCTTGCTGCCCGTGCGCTGGCTCTCGTAGCTGCCTGTTTTAATCTTGCCCGTAATCTCTGCCCTGCTGCCTTTGCTTAACCATTTCTGCGCCCATTCCGCAGTACGTCCGAAGCACTTAATATTTATAAAATCTGTGTCTTTCCCGTCGTCTACCGCAAGCGTAAAGCGGGTAATAGCTGTGCTATTGTCCTGCCCGCCATATCTAAGCTCTGGCTCTCTTGTAAGCCGCCCTGTAAGTGATACGTTATTCATGCTTTCTGCTCCCCTCTTCCAGTTTGTCCAGCTTTGAAAATATAGCCAGCAATTCCAGTGCTATAATTCCCAGTAAAATATTAGTCATTTTCTACCGCCTCGCTTTCTCTTGCTAATATTCTCTCTTGTAATTCAATCAGCCTCTTTTTGATTGCCATAACTGATGCCTCTATGCCTTTAGTTATTATTTCAACGTTTACTTCCAGACTTGCCGCAATCCGTCTTGCCCGTTTTCTTATATACCTGCGCCGCTTTCTCCTGTCCAACCATAACGGCGGGTTTACTCCATGTTTTTTCTTGTAGTTCTTTTTCCACTGTCTGTATTTCACTGCTTACGCCCCTTTCTCCATATCGCATACGGCAATATCCATACTGGCGCTGTTATTATCAACACCGCTTTTGCTGTGCATATCGTCACAAATACTGCTACGTCTACTGCTGCCTGTCCAATTTCTTCCACTGCATCTACTATGCCGTCATATACTCAAACATTTACT